TGCGAGCAGGCTAAAGGAAGAGCTAAAGTCTCGAAGTCTAAACCTAATAAGAAGACTCGAGACGATATCCTCTTCGAGATCGATCTCTTCGACGCTCACGTCGGGATGTATGCGGACGAGACGGAGACGCTCGATAGCAATTATAACTGCGATATAGCGGCCGAGAGAATGATCGAAGCTACGGAAGCTCTAGCTAGTCGAGCGAATAATCCTAGCAAGTGTGTCCTAGTCTTCGGAGGCGATATGCTCCACGTAGATAATCGGAGTAATCAGACTCCTGCGAGCGGGCACTCTCTCGACGCGGACGGACGATATCATAGGATAGTTAATTATATTATAGCAGCCTGCACTAGATGCGTCGATATCGCTGCGAGAATAGCCCCAGAAGTCGAGATCGTCGTCCTAGAGGGTAACCACTCCGCGCACTCCGAGCTATGGCTAGGACACGTCCTTAAAGCTTACTATTCTAACTCCGACAACGTAGAGATAAAGACTACTCCTAATCCTCGTAAGCATTTAATCTGGGGCGATAATCTCCTAGTCTGGGCTCACGGCGACAAGATAGCCGCTCCGAAGTGGTCTATGATAATCGCAGCGGAGTTCGCTCGAGAGTGGGGCGTCACGAAGTATCGACATCTAAAGTGCGGACACGTTCATCATAAGAAGACGATCGCTCCAGTTATCGTAGACGAGCAGAGCGGACTAGTCGTCGAATACTTAGAGGCTCTCTGCGCCACGGACGCTTGGCACGCTGGAGCAGGATTCGTAGGATCTCAAAAGGGCGCGAGCGCATTCGAGTATAGTAAGACGGAAGGACTACTAACTCGGCATTTTAAAACTGTATGAAGTTAATCGGATTAACGGGTCCGAAACAAGTCGGGAAGTCTACAGTAGCTCGAGCTATACAGAAATCTCTAGACTTAGATACTCACATACTATCCTTCGCGGATCCTATGAGATCAATGCTCAAGGCTATAGGAGTAGATAGCTCTAATTTAGTAGATCAGACGAAGAAGGAGTCACCTATCGAAGGTATAGGAAAGAGCGCGAGATATCTTATGCAGACTCTCGGAACAGATTGGGGTCGAAATATTATCGACGAGAATATCTGGCTCTGGGCTCTCCAGAATCGAGTCGAGTTAGTTAGAAAAAACGGAGCGGAGGTAGTCGTTATCGACGACTGTAGATTCGATAACGAAGCTAACTGGATAAGAGATAACGGAGGACTAGTAGTTCGACTAACTAGATCGGGTATAGAATACGGAGTAGATTCTCACGAGAGCGAACAGGCGGTCGAGTCGTTCGATATATTAATCGACGCTGGAGACGAACACGAAGCGGCTAGGAGGATCCTAGAAAGTGTCTAGAGAATTTACACATGGACTATCATTGATGAGTGCGACGGAAGACGGATACGAAGCAGCAAAGGCTATTCTAGGAGAGCATTTTCCTCACTTCGCTATAGTAGTTCAGTATGAGGACGGAAGCGTCTGGCACGAGTCTAATAATAGCCTAGTCGAAAAAGCTCTCTATATAGAAGCTCTCGATATGATAAAGGAAGAGAAGAGAGCGGAGGATCTAGATCTCGAGATCGATTGGGACGACGACGACGACGACGACTATAACTTAGTAGAAGACGAAGACGAGTAGAGCGTAACAGCTCTCGAAGCAGGATAGATACTAAGCTAGGACGTATGCCCTAAAAAAAATAACCTTGCCTATATGTGAGCGTCATGATATGCTGTAATTGAAAGTCGAGGAATCTCTTCGACTCAAACACGGAAAACACGACCATGATAACGAACAGGAAAGCGATAAAGAAACTAGCACTAGAGATTGCTAACGAATATGATCTAGGCGAAGAGAAGACTAGAGTCAGTAAGGACTTCTTAGAGCAAGTAGAGAAGATCACCTATATAGTTACGCGGCAACTCGTCCGAGGTAACATCGGAAAAGCGATGACGCTAACCTCAACCAACTGGGGGGATAAATTAATAGAAGACGGAGCGCGAGTATCCGACTCCGAAGATAGGAAAGACGATAGCTCGAGGACGGAAGATCCTCTCCTCCTCTAGCTAGGACTAGCTATTAGAAGAAAATGAGAATAATATGAGAAAGGCCTTGACGAGGGTTCTATCGATCTCCTTAGTCCTCAACATCGAAGCGATCCTCGCGACGATACTAAACCTAAAACAATACGACCAATGAAATATATAAACTACACTACTTATACCGACACGGACGCTTACGAAGTCCTCGAGATCTCGAAGAGCGGTAAGACTGCTAAAGTCCGCGCTCTAGATTCTACTCGGATTAACCAAGACGAAGATCACTTTTCTCCTGGAGGATTCTGCGGACATACGAGTCACGGACTTAACGGACAGCAGTGGAGCTTCTCTTCTAACGAGGAACGTTCTATCGAGAAGATGTCTCTCCGTAAGGACGGCTTCTGGAGATTCGTCGGAGATAAAGCAACCTCTAGAGGTTGCGTCGGAACTCTCTTCGACGAGCCTTATAAATACTACGACTATAACTTCTAATCCTCTCGAGTCTCTCGCTCTTCGGAGCGAGAGACTCTCCTTTTTTTTATCTTAAATACTACTACTTATGACGAACTATAAAATAACACGAACGAAATACGGCAGCGGTTGGCTCGAGGAGTTTAACGCAGCTCTAGCTATCCTCGATATCTCCGAGGATATTAAGAAGAAGATAGTATCCGAAGCTAACATCTCTCGGAATCGAAGCGGAGGAGTCGCGTCTCATTATTACTATAAGATCGCGAATCGAACTCTAGAAGCTATTAACGAAGGACGGACTCCTCCTTTCCCTCTAGTAGAGTGGAACGAGGAGCAGAAGATAATTCACGCTGCTAAGTTGAAGCGCGGACTTCCAGAGTCGGCCTTTAACGTCTAACTCTCTTACGGGGCGAAGCATCCTACACTTCGACTAACTAAAACTATAAAAAACACTATGAATATTATCACACTTATCCTCGCGATTATCGCGGTAGAATCTAGCGGAAACGATCTAGCAGTCGGAGATAACGGAGACGCTTACGGATGTCTTCAAATCCACGCTTGTTACGTTCAAGACGCTTCGGAATACGCTAAGAAGGAATGGAACCATCTAGACGCTTTCGATCGCGATACTAGCATCGAGATCTTTATTGCTTACATGTCTCGCTACGCTACGGAGGATCGACTCGGTCGTCCTGTAACTATCGAGGATATAGCTCGAATCCATAACGGCGGTCCGAACGGATATAAGAAGGATGCTACGATCAAATACTGGAAGAAGGTCGAAGCAGAATTAATCTCTCGCGGAGCTATCGCTTCGTATAACTAAGAACAAAAAAACATCAGTAAAATAATATGGCTATATTAACAGCAAAATCAGAATCCTCTAACGGATTCCAAATCGAAGAGCTAGCTCCTGCTGGCGACTACGTCGTCACCTGTCTAGACTTCGCGGACGAGTTCAACGTATCTCGTAAGAAGTATCAGAGCGAGGAATACGAGGACACCGACGTAACTCGAATCCTCTTCGGATTCAAAGGACAGGATGGACGCTTGTATAAGATCCAGACATTCGAGATGAAGATTAGCGGATCTCCGAAGTCTACTCTCTTTAAGTTCCTCTCCGCTTGGCTAGGAAAGGCCCCCGACTACGGATGGGATTATTGCTCGATGAAAGGACAAGGAGCTGTTGTTTCTATCGAACATGTCGTCTCTCAAATGGGAACGACATATCCGAAGATTACTCGGATCTCTCCAGCTAAGTCTGGTCTCGCGGATTACTCCGCTCAGATCGTTCCTATCTCGGAGTTCGGATTAGCTCCTGTAGCTCCTTCCGCTCCTGTTGTCCCTCCTGTAGTAGCTTCCGCAGTCGCTTCGCTACCTTCCGCAGCTCCAGTAGCTTCTGCTCCTCCAGTCTGGGATCCGAATTCAGGAGACGACGCTAACTGCCCATTCTAAACTACTAACCCTGCGAGGATAGCGTCGTCCGATCCGACGCTATCCTTAACTCTTATAAAATATGGCAACACTAGAACGAAAAATAGATCTAGACGGATCTCATTGGTATACGAAGGACGGAGTCCCAGCTTATACGATGAAGAAGTCTAAAGGAGACGGAGAGCGGAATACGACTCTCCGAGACGCGAGGAAGTATAAT